TCCCTCCGGGCGCGCAGCGGCCCCCCTCGGTGCGATCCACCGGTGGGGGTTCTGCGTTTCCGGCTCAGTGACGAGCCATGAGACAGGAACATTGAGTACGTGGGCAACGGTGTCAAGCTCGTCTAACTGCCACCTATGCACGCCACGCCAACGTGTCGTGATCTGATTCTGAGACATGCCAAGTGCGCGCCCTAGCGCGCTTTGACTATATCCCTGGCGCGCCGCTTCGGCGCGAATGTTGCCAGCAACGATATCTCCTGTGGATCGAAGGACGGTAAGAGTCTGTGCGGTGCTCATGCCACTAGGGTAGTGGATAAGCCAATAAATGACCAGGTTCAAACATTCAGATCATTGATCATCCAGCTTGCTATCTAATGCAAAAAGCATTAAACCTATGGGCATGTCATTGAGTCATTCTCTCGTCAGTAATGAGGTCCGTCGTTATATGGACGCATCTCACATGACGCAAGCCGCTGTTGGCCGCGCACTAGGCATCAGTCAATCTCAGGTATCCGCGCGCCTCCAGGGGCGAATCCGTTGGTCGCTCGATGACATTGACCGCCTCGCCGCCGTTGGCGTGCCGGTCTCCGTTACTTCTACTTCCCCTTGGGAGGCCCAATCATGAACACCGACGATGTCATTTCCTGTTTGTACCAGGCGAGAAGCGAGCTGTTTGAAGCGAAAGCGGCGGCGGCTGCCGCGGGGATTGACCGCGACTTCGATGGCCTGATTAATCAGGTCGAAATTCTCACCTACGTCATCATGACCGATCAAAGGGACCTGTGATGTACCGGGTTGATTGGATTCAGTTCCTCGCCGCGATTGTTGCTCTGATCTCCTACGCGGCGACCATCGTCGCGTGCTTTGCGTTCTATGTTCCGTGGCCGATTACCGTCCCGCTCATGGCCGTCACCATGATCGCGTCGGCGGTGTGGTCGCATCGGCGCGACCTACACGAGCGTGAGGGAGCTCCCCATGAGTAAACGACTCGAGGACAACGTTTCTCCTGGCATGCTGGCCTCGCTCGATCAGCTCGCAGCGTCCACGGGGGCAATCATCTATATCCCGCTCGATTGTTCGTTCGCTGACGTGATGCACGCGCGTATCCCTCCCGCTGATCTTGCGATCATCCTCCGCCACCTCGCCGATCAGCTGGACGCCCGAGCGAACGGAGAAAGCCGTGATTAGCAACTCAGACGCTGCGATCGTTCGCTCGCTACTGCGCAAAGCCCAAGCGGTTAGCCTCCAGCTCGCCGAGGACACCGTCAACATGGGCGTGACCGGCGCGAAGCGGATGCGCCCGAAGGATCGCGCCCAGAAGATCAAGCTCTTGCATTGCTACGTGACCGTGGCGATACGGTACATGGTGGAAACTCCGCAATGAGCGCCGTCACAGCATGGTCGGACGCCGCTCGCGCTGACTTCATTGCCGCCGCTCGCGCTGCGATTAGCGGCCCCCGTGCCGAGGATGCCGCCGCCCGTTCGTCGCGTGTGCCCGCGCCGAGAGCGCGCGGCATCCTCAACGCCGGCATGTCGTTCACGTCGATTCTCGCGGCTCTGTCTCGGATCGGGTGGGGACCACTGCGCGGCCGCGAATTCGCCGCTTCACGCGCGATCCTGGATACCCTCGCGCTCCTCGCGCACGACACCCGCACCGACCTCTCGGCGACCGTGCAAACCACAGCCCGCCAGCTCGCAAAGCGCGCGGGCTACTCCCTTCGCCACACGTCCCGTTGCCTCCAATGGTTGGAGGATGCGGGCGTCCTCGAGTGGCATCGGGGCGGCATCCGCCTCGGCCTGCCCACGGTCGGCGTCATCAAGATCATCAAACGCACGCTGGTCGACTGGACGCTGGCGTTCCGGCGCGCCTCGGACGCCGAGGACCGCGCCCGCAACGCCGCGACGCGCGCTCGCATCCAGCTCTACCGCCTGCGTCGCAATTCAGCGAGGCCCAAGCCGGTCGACGCGGCCCATGTGGACATCAGTACGCCCCATCCTTCCCTACGGGATGAGGGGGCCGCCGAGGCCACCCCTCGCCCATCCCGTGAAGAGATTCATTCCACCCCAACAAAGGACATCGAAACCATGAAGTACAAGCCCTCCTACAGCAAGTACTTGGCAACCGAGTGCTCACACGGACAGTCCTCAGCGGATCGCTGCAACGCCTGCAAGTACGAAGCGATCATGCGCCAGCAGCGGGTTGCCGAGGCCGAGAAAGCCGCCGCCGAGCGGCGGCGCAAAGAGGAAGAGCAAGCAGATCGCGGAGCCACCGGAGCCTCATGGCCTCCCGCTTTCGTGGAGTACATGCGCGCCAAGTACCCGAACGCAGCACCCAGGCAGTGGGCACGCCTCACCATCACCGACGCCAAGGCGAAGGAGCTGATCAATGCGTAATCAGGATGTGCGCCCGCTCCTGATCGACGCTGCGAGAGACATCCTCGCAACGTGCGATCGGATGCTGGAGCTCTTGAACGCTGACTCACCGTACTCGATGAGTCAGTACCAGTTCGGCGTGGCGATGGACGTGAACTCCATCGGGGCACTCGCCAAGGAGATCAGGGATGCGATCGCCGCATCATACCCGCCGCCGCCCAGCCCCTCGCCGATGGATCGGATCTACCCGTGAGCAAGTGGGGTGGCCGGAGGGTAGCGCAGATCAAATGGCAGGTAGCCGCCACGCACGGCACAACGTGCTACGTGTGCCGTGGCCCGATCGACATGGCTCGCACCTATCCCGATCCGCTCTCGGCATCAGTGGAACACGTGGTCCCTCGGTCGCTCGGCGGTGGGGATGACATCGACGGGCTCCGGCTCTCTCATCTGCATTGCAACATCTCTCGCGGCGCTCGACAGGTCAAAACGGCCCGGCCTCCGGTCCGCTCGGCTCTCGTGGCCGGGCTGTTTTAAGACGCCTACCCACAGGAAGCCCCGCCCCCAAGCTTCCGTCTCCCCCCGATTACGTCAGAAAACGGGCCAAAAAGGGCAGAAAATCAAAGGAAATTACAGGAAAAAACCCATGGAACTAGTAGAAACCGGGCTATTGCCGGGAATGGAGCCGCCGACCCCCGTCCATGTGGTCGGTCCCGTCGAATCGGAGACTATCGCGGCGCTCACCGCCCTCCGAAAGGACGGCCTCATTACCGGGAAGTACATCGCGATCGCCGCGACCCTCGAATCAACGGCACGCGCGGTCGATAAGGGGATGCTCGGCGGCCCTAAGGGCGTATCAGTCGCCACGGCGAACCTCGCGAAACTCCTCGTGGAAACCCTCGACGCTCTCCCCGAACCTCTCACCGGTCAAGAACCGTATTTCGATGCCCTCGACGCCCAGATTCAAGCCCTCACCGCAAAGGCCCTCGCATGACCACCCCGCCCATTGCGCCGCCCGCCTACGCGACCCAGCGCAACCCGGAGCGCCCAACGTTTGGCGAGCGCGTCGGTCACATCGCCGCCCACGTCATGGGCACACCCCTCATGCCGTGGCAAAAGTATGTTGCCGATGTAGCCCTCGAGCTCGACCTCGAGCGGCCCGGCGAATGGGCTTACACCACCGTCATTGTCTCGGTCCCGCGCCAATCGGGAAAGACCGCGCTCATGCGTGCCGTCGCCGCCGACCGTCTCCTCGCATACCGCGATCACGTTATTCAGATGACCGCGCAGACCGGCAAGGATGCCCGCAAGCGATGGGACCAGGTCATCACGGCCCTCGACGTCGACCACCACCCGCACGCGTTCAAGAAATATGCATCAAAGGGAGCCGAGGCACTGACCTATAAGCGCACGGGATCGACACTCTCGCCGTTCGCGCCGACACCGACCGCCGTGCATGGTGATTCACTCAATTTGGTGATGATTGATGAAGCGTGGGCGTTTGACGAGGAATCAGGAACAGCGCTCACCGCCGCGATTAATCCGACGTTCGCGACGGTCATCGACTCGCAATTGTGGATCGTCTCGACCAAGGGAACCGCGCGCTCGGCGTACCTCAATCGGCTCATCACGCAGGGCCGCGCCGCGACTCAAGACCCGTACTCGAGGACCGCGTATTTCGAGTGGTCAGCGGATCCAGACCTCGCCGCCGCCGACCCCTACGGGCGCGACACTCTGGCTTTCCATCCAGCTATTGGGCACACGCAGACGTTCGATAAGATCCTCACCCTCGGACGCGACGAGCCCCTCGCAACATGGAAACGCTCCTACCTGAACCTCGAAGATCTCACCGGCGAGGCGAGCGTCATCGACCTCGCTATTTGGGATAGCCTCGCCACGCCGAGCGACCAGCTCGCGCCGCCCGGCCCCGGCCTCATCACCGTCGGCGTCGACATCGCAAACGACGGATCCGGCGCGACCATCTACGGAGCCTACCGATCCGGCGAGGACACCCAAGCCGTTTGCCTCGCCGGCCAATCCGGCACGATGTGGGTCACCGACGCGATCGCGCGCATGTACCACGCTGGTTACACCGACATCGTCGCCGACGCGACCGGCCCGATGCGCACCGTCCTCGCCGAGCTCGAGGAAATGGGCATACCCGTCACCGTCGTCAATACCCGCGAGTATGCCGCCGCCTGTCAATGGCTCATCGACAAGACCAAGGCCGGGACCGTGCACCACGACGGCGACCCCGCGACGCGCGCCGCCCTCGAGGACGCCGTCACCCGCCCGCTCGCCGGGACCATGGCATTTAGCGCGACCAAGTCGCCGAAACCGATCGACGCGATACGCGCGCTCGCCCTCGCCGCACACCGCGCAAGCTCGCGCCGTAATCGCCTACAGCTGTTCTAAGGGTGGCAATGATGCACAACTCACAATACCGGCTCACCATCGACCGTGGCGCGTACACGTTCCTCGCCGTCTGCACGTGCGGTTGGCGTGACTTTATCCCCAGAATCTCGCATATCGAGGCGTGGCGAGCCGCCGCCGACCATGAGCGCGCTTGCCACGACGGCCGGCACGCATACAAGGCGTACAACCTCGCGCGTCGGCGGTACCTACGGGATATGTAGACACCCCCGCGCACGATAGGCGACATGAACATCGCTCGCCTCTTTGGGATCCATCCCCGCGCCGACGTGCACGCACTGTCGCCGCGCGTCATGCCACCGGCGCGCGCCGACATCGTCGCGATCGACGAGATCCTCGGACTCGACGCGGTCTATCGCGCGATCGCCTACCTGCAGACCCTCGCCGGTCAGCTCACGATCGACACGTGGCGCGGCGATCACCCCACAGCCTCGCCCCTCGTCGCCCGGCCTGACCCGTGGCGCACCCAGCGTCAGTGGATCACCGAGACCGTCGCCGCACTCGCCCTCCACGGCAATGCTTTTTGGCGCGTGGACCGCGACGACAACGGTACCGTGCTCGCCGTCATCAACATCGACCCCGCCCGCGTCACCGTGACCATCGACGCCGGTCAAGTCACCCACTACGCCGTCGATGGTAGGGCAGTTGACCGCCGCGATATCGCGCACCTCCGATACCTGTCGATCCCCGGCAAGCCTCTCGGACTCGGACCGATCCAAGCGGCCTACCAGGGCCTTACCGGCCTCGCGCACGTGCAACGCTACGCCGACAACTTGTTTACCCGGGGCGGCACACCGGCGGGCGTCCTCTCCACCGACCAGCCGCTCACGCGCGACGCCGCCGACGCCGCCGCCACGGAATGGATGGAAAAGCAGAACGCGGGTAAAACCGCCGTTCTCGGTCAAGGGCTCACTTACCAGCCCATCGGAGTCAAGCCCTCAGAACTACAGTGGCTCGACTCTCAGAAATGGGGGGTGTCCCGCGTCGCACGCCTGTTTGGTATCCCGCCCGCCAAGCTCGCAAGCGCGATCGAGGGCGGCTCGATGACCTACAACAACATCGAAACCGCGTCCCTCGACATGCTCCGCGACACGCTCATGGGATACATCAGCCCCATCGAGGACCAGCTCACCGCCCTCCTCCCTCGAGGCCAGTCCGCACGGTTCAACCTCGACGCCGTTCTACGGCCCGATACAAAGACCAGATACGAGGCCCACGCCCTCGCGATCCAGACCGGGTTTCTCACTGTCGATGAGGTCCGCGACATCGAGGGCCTCCCACCTCTCACCCCCACCGCCGCCACACCTGAAAGCGAGACCATCTCATGAGGACCGCCGCCCTTACCCTCCCCCTCGAAACCAGATCCCTTGACGAGGGCACCCGCGAATTTACCGCTATCGGCGTGCCCTACGGCCCCATCTATGACATGGGGTGGGGATACCGCGAGCGTTTCGAGCGCGGCGCGATCGACGCCGCCGACGCCGTCCTCGTGTACCAGCACGCCGAGCCGATCGGGACGATCATCGGAACGCGCGACACCGACGAGGGCCTCGAGGTCACCGCCCACATCTCCCACACCCAGCGCGGCGACGAGGTCTACACCCTCATCCGCGACGGCGTCCTCAAGTCGATGAGCATCGGTTTCGAGCTCCTCGACGCCCGCGAGGACACCGTCGATGGTGAAACCGTCAACACCATCACGAGCGCCCGCGCCGTCGAATTCTCCGTCGTCCTCAACCCCGCCTACAAGGACGCAAAGATCACCAACGTCCGCGAGGCAAACCCCACCACCCCGAAAGGAACCCCGCTCATGAGTACCCCCACCCCCGAGGTCACCGCCCAGGATCTCACCGAGATCCGATCCCACCTCGCCGACCTCGACCGCCGCACCGCCCTCGCCGACGCGCCCGCGCCCGCGCCCGCGCCCGATAAGCGCACGGCCGGAGAATATATCAAGGCGATCGCCTCCGGCGACGAGCGCTCGATCGAGACCATGAACGAGGTCATGACCCGCGCCTACCAGGGCGGCGTGCTCGGCGACGATGCCCTCTCGGCGACGCCGACGTTCATGCGCGACCTCACCCAGATCATCATCGACGCGAACCCGCTTTCACGCCACTTTGCGACCGGCGCTCTGCCCATGCAGGGCATGACCATGGAGTACACCGAGCTCAAGGACAACACGGTCACTGTCGGCAAGCAGGTCAAGGAAGGCGATGAACTCGCCACCGGCAAGGTCTCGACCAAGGTCAAGACCGCCGACATCGAGACTTTCGGCGGTGCCTCGAGCCTGTCATTCCAGGAAATTCAGCGCGCCCGCGCCAATATGGTCGACCTGACCGTGCGAGCCATGACCGCCGCCGCCGCCAAGGACGCCGCCGCGAACTTCCACACCGCTTGGGAAACGCAGGTCAAGGACGCCACGAAGGCGATCACGATCTCTAAGGATCTCGCGGCTCTGACCTACGCCGACATCGTCGCGATGCTCCTCGACGTGAACGCCGCCTACCAGGAGCTCGGCTCGAGCATCTCCGGCCTCATCGTGGACCGCGCGACGTTCCTCAAGCTCGCGACCCTCGAAAACTCGAGCGGAACGCCCTACATGGCAGTCACCGGTCACGGCACCGGCACGATTGGTACCCTCACCTCCGATGTTCTCGCCGGTACCCTCGGTAACATCGCCGTCATCCCTGACCTCAAGGCGACCAGCAACCGAGGGGAAAAGGTCGCCGGTGCTTTCTTCAACGCCGACGCGATCCGCGTGCACTCGAGCAACCTCGCTCACCTGCAGGATGACAAGATCCTGAACCTCACCCGCGACCTGTCCGTCTACTACTACTCGGCGATCGCGCCGGAGCGCCCTGACCTCATCCTCCCGCTCAAGATCGGCGCGTGACCATGGATGCTACCGCCGACCTGACCGAGGCCCTCGACGCGCTCCGTGCCTACTTGCACAATCCGACCGCGACCGACGCCGAGCTCACCCCCGTCCTCCAGTCCGCGACCCACCTCGTGGACAAGGCAACAAGCGGGCGCGACGTGCCCGGCGAGACCCTCACCCTCGCCGTGCACAAGGTCGCCGCCGAGCTATGGGCGGCGCGCGACGCGGTCGGCGGCATCGTCGCCGGGTACTCAGACCTCGGCGGTAGCGTCCGCCTCGCCCGCGACCCCATGATCGCCGCGAGGCCCATCCTCGCCCCATGGATCGGAGTCGCTTTCGGATGACCACGCTCACCGCCCTCAGGGAGGATCTCGCCGCCGTCCTCTCCGACGCGATCGACGGCGCTCAAGTCCTCGCCCACGACGTGGACCGGCCCTCACCCCCGCAAATCATCCTCACGCCCTCGAGCCCATGGATCGAGCTCGACCCAGCCGCACCCGCGTTCGCACGCGCCCACCGCCTCGCCGTGAACATCCTCTGTGTCACGCACAAGGCGAAAGCCGCCGACCAGATCCGCGCCCTCGAGGACCTCACCTCGGCGGTCCTCACCGTCCTCGGCGGCACCGACTGGACCCCGACCGAGATCTCCCAGCCCTACTACCTGACCGGCGAGACATTCCAGCTCCCCGCCGTCACCATCACCGCAACTACCCCGATCAACCTCAACTGAAAGGACCATCACCATGGCACCCGAACCCGCACAGGTCACCGTCCGCGAATCTGCCCGCATCAAGGGTAAGAAGCTCGGCTTCAAGCTCAATGACCGCGACGTGTGGCCGGACATGAACGAAGCCGAAATGAGCCCCTCGGACTCGGACTCGACCGCGACGTTTGGCTCGATCGGCGCGGGCGGTACGCAGATGAAGCTCAAGGTTGCCGGTATCGTCTCCACGGCCTCGGCGAGCCTGTGGCGTCTCCTGTTCGACAACGTCGGCAAGGACGTGCCCTTCGTGTTCGCGCCCAACGGTAACGAAACCCCCAGCGCCGACCAGCCTCACTACACGGGCGTGTGCACGATCTCCACCCCGCCGACGCTGCCCGTCAAGGTCAACGAGGAATCCACGTTCGACCTTGAGCTCCCGGTGATCTCCTGGACCCAGAAGACCGCCGCCTAATGCCGGGCGAAGTCGCCTTCCGAGTCGACGGGCTCACGAGAGCGATCCGCGCCGCTGAGAAGGCAGGCGCGGACTCGGAGAACATGCGTGACCTCATGCACTCGATCGGCGAGATCGTCGCCGGGCACGGGCGGGCCCTCGCACCCGCCCGCTCCCGGAAAATGATCGGCTCGATCCGCGCCGGGCGCGGCAAAACAAAGGCCGTGGTCCGCACAGGTTTCGAGTCGAAACGCTTGCCCTACGCGGGCGTCGTCCACTACGGCTGGCCCGCCCGCCACATCACACCCAATCCCTTCATGCTCAAAGCAATCGAGCAAACCCAAGGCGCGGTCATCACACGCCTTGAAACTGGTCTAGGCGAGATCCTCGACCGCAACAACCTCTAAGGACAATCCATCATGAATTTCGATTCTCTCACCATCGGCGAGGTCATCACCCTCGAGGACATTTCCGGGCTCCCGCTCGCCCAGATCGAGGAGGATAAGCCCCTTGGCCGCGTCCTCAAGGCGCTTGTTTTCATCATGAGCAACCGGAGCGATCACCCCCTCACGCTTGAGGAAATCGACGCCCTGCCCATGGAAGAAGCAAACAAGATCATCGAGCCGCTCACCGAGGGCGATGCAACCCGCCCCTAGCTAGGGAGCGTGCCCGCCTCATGGCCAACGTCTGTGTAGCGGCGGGCATGTCTCCCAGCGAATACAAGCAACTCACGCTCGCCGAGCTCGAGGAATTCATCAAAGTCCTCAAGAAACGAAACCGCAACTAGAAAGGTCACCGCCGATGGGTCGCCAAACCGTCATCGTGTCCGTCCTCGCCAACACGTCGGCTTTCAAGCGTGGCATGGGCGATGTCGCCTCGACCCTCGGCGGGCTCGGCTCCAAGCTCGGCGGCATGGCAAAAACCGGCGTCGCCGCCGTCGGCGCGATCGGCGCGGCAATCGCCGGTATCGCCGCCAAAAAGGGCATTTCGCGGGCGCTTGCAATCGAGGACGCCGAGGCAAAGCTCAAGGCCCTCGGAGCCGATGTCCAAACCGTGACCCAGGTTTCCAAGGACGCCCTAGCAGCGGTCAAGGGCACGGCTTTCGGCCTCGACGCCGCCGCGACCACAGCCGCATCAGCCCTCGCCGCACAGATCAAGCCCGGCAAGGACCTGCAACGCTACCTCGGTCTCGTCGCCGATACCGCACAGATCGCGGGTACCTCTATGGAGGAAATGGGCTCAATTTTCGGCAAGGTCGCCACCAACCAGAAGATCACCACGCAGGAAATGAACCAGCTCGCCGACCGAGGTATTCCGATCTGGAAATACCTCAGCGAGTCAATGGGCGTCACAACCGACGAGCTAAGAAAGATGGTCAGCGATGGAAAGGTCTCCCTCGAGGCCTTCCTCGGCGCGGTCGAAAAGAACATCGGTGGCGCGGGCCGCGTCATGGCAGATACTACGCGCGGCGCATGGGCGAACACGCTCGCGGCGCTTGGTCGTCTCGGCGCGGTCGCAGTCGGTCCCATCTTCCCGCACTTCAAGACCGTCCTCCAGCAAGCAACGATTGGGATCGACGCCGTTACGAGCTCACTCGGACCCGCCGCCGACGCCGCCGCCGCCTTCCTCGGCCCTAAGCTCTCGGCGCTCATCGACGGATCGGGCCAAAAGTTCGCCGACTGGATCACCGGCATCCCCGCGCGCCTCACAGCCATTGGGGATGCGATCTCGCCCGTCATCGACTCGATCCGCTCCTACCTCGGCGGCGCGGGCGGCATCACCGGCGTCCTCAGGTCCGCTTTCGGCGGCGTCATGCAGGTCATCGGTCCCATCGTCTCCCAGGTCGGCGACGTGTTCGCCTCTGTCATGCAGACCGTCATACCGATCGCTACGCAGATCGGAGCGGCGTTCGCGCCCGTCATCCCTGCCCTCATGGAGATCATTCCGACCGTCGTACAGCTTGCGAGCTCATTCAGCCCGCTACACCTCATCTTCCAAGCGATCGGGCCGCTCCTCCCCACGATCGCCCAGCTCATCGGCGACATCGGCGTGGCGCTCGGTAACAATCTCGCGTCGGTCTTGCCGAGCGTCGTCCCTGCCCTGCAGGGCATCGCCGATCTCCTCGGCGGCGTCATGGCTCAGGTTTTGCCCGTCATCGGGGGCCTCCTCACCCAGGTCGGCGGTATCCTCACCGGGACCATCATCCCGATCATTGGGCAGCTCATCCCGATCCTCTCGCGTATCATCGACGCCGTCGTTTCCTCCCTCGTGCCGATCCTGCCCACGATCGGGACGCTCCTCGAGGCCGTCGGCTCGGTCATTAGCGCGATCCTCAGCGCGATCGAGCCGCTCCTACCTGTCATCCTGCAGCTCGTCGATACCCTCGTCTCGGCGCTCGCGCCCGTCCTGCCAGTCATTGGTCAGCTCCTCAGCGCGGTAGGCGAGTTCGTCAGTCGTCTCGTGATAGCCCTTGCGCCCCTCATCGAGGCGCTCGTCAGCGCGCTCGCGCCGATCCTGTCCGTCCTCATCACGATCCTCACGCCCCTCATCGACGTTATCGCGATGGTCGCCGCGATCATCGGGAACGTCCTCACGGTCGCTATCCAGATCCTCACGCCCATCATCACCGCCGTCATCGGCGTCCTCAGTCAGTTTGTCGCTTTCCTCGTGGAAACCCTAGGCGCGACGATCCAGTCAGTTAGTCAGACCATTTCGGCGGCGTGGAACGGGATATGGTCAATCGCGACAAGCGTATGGACCGCGATTAGCTCGACCATTACGAGTGTTCTCGGCGCGATCACCGGGACTATCAACGGTTTCATATCCGGCGCGATCAGCTATTTCAACAACCTCCGGTCTAATATCACCGGCGCGATCACCGGCGCGATGACATCTCTCACCGGCGCGATCTCGAGCGGCGTCAGTACGGCTATAGGCTTTATCTCGAGCCTACCGAGCCGCGCCGTGAGTGCCCTCGGATCTCTCGGCTCGACCCTCGTGAGCGCGGGCCGGAGCCTTATCCAGGGCTTCATCTCCGGCATCACGTCCATGATCGGATCGGTCCAATCAACGCTTAGCAATCTCACCTCGAGCCTCACCAGTTGGAAAGGCCCGGAGGACTTGGATAAGCGGATCCTCACGCCCGCGGGCGTGTTCGTCATCCAGGGCTTTATCAAGGGCCTCGAATCGCAATACGGCAACGTCAAACACTCCCTACAGGGCCTCACGCGCGACGTGGCCGGGACCGACTTCCTCAGCCCTAACGCCGCCCTCGACCTATCCGGCGGGCGCATCGTCAACATCTATAACGTGACCATTGACGCGCCCATGCTCACGCCCTCGATCGACGCCGGTCGCGTCATCGCCTCCAGCCTCGAGCAGTACACGCGCCTCAACGGAATGAACCGATAATGCCTCACCTCCCAGCTCCCAGCCTCGCCGACTACACCGGCGCAACCATCAAGCCGCTCGGCGGCGGGCGTCTGCAGTTCCAGCTCACCGGCTCATCCCTCGAGTGCACGATCGACCACCTTGCACCGGGACACCGGATCACCGTCATCCTCGCCGTCTCCTCGACCCAGACGGGCCCGCCCGTCGTTATCCGCGCGGGCGATCATGCGCGCCGCTACCCATCCGCGCGCCGCTATGACTACACCGCGACCGTCACCACCGGCCCCACTCTCACCCTCGAGGTCTCCGGCATCCGCTCCGGCATCATCGAGCGCCTCGACATCATCGACGAGACACCCGTATCGGAATTCCCAAAGCCTCAGGATGTTCTCTCCCTCCAAGCGCTCTACCCGATGCCCGGCGCAACCGGCCTCCGATGGAATCAACACCGATGGAACCGCGAGGCATGGACCATCGGCGGCGAACGCCCAAACGTCCTGACATGGAACGTTCACAGATGGGACACCCGTGCGTGGGAGGTTACCGAGACCGTGACTAACTACTGGCAGGACATCGCCGCGCGCGTCACGGACATGTCCATCACTCGAGGCGTGCAAGCTACCGGCCCGGCCCTCACCGCCCGCGTCGGCACACTGACCATCCGCGCGATCGACGCCCTCAGCCCTCGAGCGACAGGTATCCACCACGGGACACCGGTCAAGCTCATTCACTGGCCCACCCGCACACCTATCTACACGGGCATCATCACCGACCTCACCGTCACCCCCCACAAGCCCGGTGGACGCACGAAATACGAGGTCGAATTCACGTGCTCGGACACCGTCGCCCGGCTCGCCGTAATCACCCGGTACGGCGCGAAAGCAGACGGCGGCGACGGATCCGAGACATGGAATGCGCGCCTCGAGCGCCTCATCACGAGCGCGCCCGGCCTCGAGTACACGATCGACACAACGAATGTGCCCGCCCGTACGTGCGCAACTGTGTGGGAGACGAGCCTCGCTAAGCACATCGACGCCCTCACCGCGTCCGTCGTCGGCTCATGGTCAGTCACCCGCACCGGCGTCGTCTCGATCCTCGTCAACCGCCCCACCACCCCGGCGATCACATTCACCGACGCGGCCGACACGGACCTATCGCGCGGCATGTGGTCCTACACAGCGATCGCGAACGAGTGGACAGCCTCGGACTCAATCGCCCACGTGACAATCACGAACCACAACGCGGGCCGCGACGAAAACGGCGAGTGGCGAGCCGAGGACCTCGAGGTCACTATCAGCGATCCCACCGCCGCCGACGCATGGGGTGGAACCACGATCTCGATCGACACAACCCTCGCCGGAGATGTCCTCGAAGCCACTGCCCGCCGGTACCTTACCGCCGCAAACTCTGAGCCCACACCGAGCCGTATCACCCTCGTGCCCGCTCATATGCACGGCCCCGATAACAGGGGCGCGCTCATGCGAGAAGCAGCGCGCCTCGACCCGATCACCGCCGCGACCGTGGAATTCCGAGGCGACTCGACGCCCGTCCTCATCACCCAGATCGCACACAAGATCACCCCCACCACGTGGACAACCACGCTCGACCTAGCCCCTAACGCTCTGAAAGGAACCCTCGCATGAAAAAGTTTGTACCCGGCGAGATCGCTCGCGCCGAGGACGTCAACGCCAATTTTGCCGAACTGAAGGAGGGCCTCGATCGACTCCTCACCGGAATTCAGGTCGGAAAGGTAGCCGTAGGATCTCTACAGCCGGGCGAGCAGACTAACAGCTACACGGTTACATTCCCCAAGCCGTTCAAGAAAGCGCCGACCGTTCTCATGCAGTCACAGAATCAGCGATTGAACCTCGCGGCCTGGGATATCACCACTACTGGTTTCACGTGGATGGCGCACAACAACACGTCCGCAGCGAGCGCCTACGCAGAGCTCATGTGGCTCGCGATCGACCTCTAAGAACGGAGAATAATGTCCACGCAAACACTCGCACAGCGCCTCTATTGGATGAGCGCGATCGCCGACGGTGGCTACTCCCAGCCCCACCGGCAAGATGTGACCCGCACGCGCGGCATCACAACCCCCGGTTTCCAGTTCGAGACAGACTGTTCCGCAATGGTCCTCGAGGCCGCGAGGCAAGCCGGATACCCCACGGGCACCGCAACCTACACCGGCGACATGCGCGCCGGGCTCGAGGCCGTGGGATGGGCAGTCATCCCATACGCACAGACCGGCGGCGACGCCGATAACCTCGCGACCGGCGACCTCCTCCTCTCCGAATCTGCCTCCGGCGGCGTCGGTCACGTCGCCGGATACATCGGCGACGAGCGCCTCGCCGAGGCATGGATCGACGGCGCCGGCGACATCATGGGAAGCGCCGAGGGCGACGGTCCCGGCGATGACACCGGCGGCGAAACTCGCGTCATCGGTTTCTACGCCCACCCCTACACCCAGACTGGGCGATGGACCCATGTCCTCCGACCTCCCGCCCTCACCGGCGGCGACGCCACCACACCTACCCCAACCCCCACGAAAGGACACACTCACATGTTCACCATTTCCTACAACTCGATCTACGGAATCAAGGGATATGCCCTGATCACCGACTGCGCCGGAGCCTACGCGCTTGACCGCGTCGGCGCGCAGGTCTACAACGACGTACTACCTATGACCGAGGTTCCCGCACACCACGCCGAATTGCTGATCCGGGAAGCCTGGCAGCGTCATAACCGCGTAGCCGCCACCGGTGCAGCCGAAACCCGCGTCGACATCGACGACGCTACCGAGAAGATCCTCAACGCAGTCAAGGAAGGAAACGCGCAGTGAGCGACCCCAAACACGCCGCCACGCCCCAGCCGGTCTCCTGGTTCACGCCCCGCGTGCGTCTCTACACCTACGGAGTCCTCGCCGCGATCGTCTCCCTCCTCATCGCCTACGGGATCCTCGACAATCAGACCGCGCCGCTTTGGCTCGCGCTCGCGACCTCCCTCCTCGGCTTTGGAACCGCCGGAGCTCACGTCCCTCGAGGAGACTCATGAGCGTCGCCGCCGAGGTCATCACCGCCCTCGGCGGTCTGACCGGCCTCTCGACCGTCGTCGCATCCGTCGCTACCCTGATACAGGCTCGCCGGATCCACGCGCGCGTCAGCCCGAATCATGGCACGAGCATTTCGGACGCGACCCAGCGGATCGAGGACCAGCTCACCGCCCACGGCGAGACCATCCACCGCATCGAGGCCGAGCAGACCAAGCAAAGCGCCGATGTGCTCATCGCACGGCACTCGGTCGAATCCCTCGCCCGCGAGGTCAAGGGCCTCGGTCACGAAATCGGCGACCTTCGAGCGACGCGCGACCGTGACCATGGTGATTATGACGAGCGCATCCGAAAGCTCGAAGCGCAGCCGCGCTAAACCGCCGCGCTCATCGCCGCCGCCCGCAAGGTGTCATCATCGACCGCAACGTAACGTTGCGTGGTCGCTACCGACGCATGACCTAGAAGCCTCTGCACGCTCACTAGGTCATGCGTCGCACGGTTTACGACCGTCGCGAACCGGTGGCGCAATTGGTGTAAGGTCACGCCCGCTGGCAACCACTGTGAACCGAGCTTTCCGACGTGACGGGCAGTCATGTGCCCGCCGGGACCAGGCAGAAGCCAGTCACGCCCCGCTAGGACGCGATCAACCTCGCGACCAAGCGACGGCGACAAGGGCACTAATCGCACTCGATCGCCCTTGCCGTGAACAACCAAGGTGACACCTGTTAGGTCGGTCAATAGGTCACGCCGGTGCACGCGCGCGATCTCGCCCCGCCGCAAACCAGCCTCGCCCGCAAGACGCAGGATCACGTGCCCGCGCTCATCCGCCGCCGCGAGGGCTTCGCGATACGCTCGATCAGTCGCCGGGCGCGGAACAGCCGGCCCCGGCTTGATCGACGGAAGCGCAGACGTTGGATCTTCCGCACAGATCCCGGCTTCGATAGCCCAGCCGTAGAAACTGCGAAGCGACGCATAGTGCGAACGCCGCGTCTCACGCGCCCACTCGCGCGCCCCGGCCCAATCGACCAGGCGCGCGGCACTGACCATGCCCGGCCCCGGCGCGCCCGTCTGCCTCGCGAACCTTCGCAGGTGTTCTGTGCGCGTCTCGATGCTCGCACTCGATCGCCCTGCAGCTCGTAGGTGTACAGCCCATGTCTCGATCGCCGCCGACCACGCGGCGGGAATAGCGTAACGTTTCACAATAACTATGCTGCGCTAGGATCATGCTGCCCCGGTTTATCAATGAGTTTCGCCACATTGCGCGGCGTTTCGCGCGGCTCGCGATCGCCGGTGCCGTCGATTACTAACCAGAAGGTTGGGGGTTCGAGTCCCTCCGGGCGCGCAGCGGCCCCCCTCGGTGCGATCCACCGGTGGGGGTTCTGCATTTCTACCAAGCACTCCCTTCGGGAGTGCTTTTTTCATGCCCATTTCGCGACTGTCACGGTCCCGGCGAGTCGGTTTCCTGTTTGATCCGAAATGACGCTCTCTCCGCAGCGGGTGTGCCTGACTGATGGCGCGACAGAACTCGCCCCACATGTTTCCTTCCGAGAGCCCCGCGACATAGTTCGCCCAATGCTGCCCCTTCAGTGGTGCTCTCGCGAAAAAACTCGCCCTGCTCGACAACAATCACTCATCTTGGGCTTTTTTGAGCGCGCTGGGCGAATTCTGTCGCGTTCTAGGGTGCATCCGTGCTGTGCTGGGCGAGTTTTTTCGCGTTCTGGGGCAACGGAGGCCATCGCTATGAAACCGGTGGCACCTTTGCGAGGGGGTGTGGGCGACTGAATGAAACCGACATCGCCTCTGCGAGCGAGAAACGCGCTCGAAACGGCCGAAAGTGGTGCGCAGAGGTGATGTGGGTTTCAGCGGCAGCGGAGCTCACCCGCGCAAAGGTGCTGTCGGTTTCAATCTGGTGGAAGTGCTCGCCGGTAGGGTGTCGCCGAATTCACCTGAGGTGGCTGCTGTGCCCGTGGGCGGTGGCGGGGTCTGGCCGGGCTTCGAGACGACACACCGAACCAGACAATAGCGACCCGGCCCCACTGGTGTGGAGGGCGCCGGAGGGGCCGGAGAGCACGGACGGTGAGCGGGCGGGCCGCCGCCCACGGGCACACAGAGCAGCCCGGAACAACCGTGGGGCTATAAGCAGCCCGGCCCAGCAGGCATGCGAAGCGAAACC